AGTCGGCCAGTGCGTCATGCTGGTTTTGGTTGGCTTGAGGGGCAAGATGATTGATGAACACGTCCCACGACGCCACATCCTTTTCGAGAATCTTCTGAGCTGTCGACTGGTCGATCCCGTTGGGGTAAGTCTCGCCCGGAAGAAGATCATGGCCGTAACCAATCGCCCATTTCCCCTGATCTAGATATTGTTTCAGGCCCAGCCCTTCATTCGACCGGATCAAGGCAAACCCGTTTTCACTGGTGTTCATTCTCTTCCTCTCGTTCGTCGCCGTCCACCGCGATATGCGCCACTTTCAAGAACGTGTTTACGTCGCACGGTGTCAACTCCAGAATCACTCCATGTCCAGCAAAGCACAGATAAACAGGGTAGGTGATTTCAGGATGGTCGGGAGTTTCCCGGTAGATGATCTGCATGGAAACCTCACTTTGCTAAGGTTGCTGCGTCTATTCCAAGCCGATACCACTTGCCCGGCTCCTTCCACCACGGAACTTTCTTGAAGTATTGCGCGGTCATGTCGTCGGCCACGCGCTTAGAGTCTGCCGTGATACCCGCTACGCTTGTCGAGGTCACATTCAAGCTGTCCATCAGACGGTCAATGCGTGGATCGTTGATGCGGGACGTGGCAGACTCTATTAGCGGCTGTCCTGATGCGATGGTTCGGTTGGCTGTGTCGATGGCTGCGGTGGCGCTGCGGGCGGTTCCTGTGGCCGCGTCAGCCGTCCCTCCGAGTCTCGCAGATACATCATGTATGTCGTCGGCCATCGTTGAGATGTAGGAATCGTATACGTCGAGCTGCTTGTCTTCATGGGCAATCATCATGTCCGCGTGAACGGTTGTGCTTTTGAGGGCCAGGAGGAGTTTATCTATCTCGACCACGGTACCGGCCGGCCCGTCGATTCGATGCAATATCGCACTGGAATCCATCGAGGCTGAACCGATGCCGTCGATGGCGACGATGAGATGCCGGTTGAGCACGAACGCTCCCCACGTTCCAAGCGCAATCGCCCCCGTCGCCACGAGTAAGAGGGCAAAGAGGGCGATGCGGATCGCAAGGGACATTCGGCCAGCCTACAGCTTGATATTCAGGGCCTGAAAGTCGGCGACGACGGTCTTCTCGCCGGCGATGGCATCGGCGACGACGGTCTTCACGAGCCCGATGGTGGTTTCGCTGAGAGTGATCGTCAGGGGGATGTTACCTGCGCTGGCGGCTGCGGCTGCTTTCTCCGCGGCGGCGATAGTCTTCACGACGTCATAGAACACGGCCATCGACGCGGCGATTACCGGACCTGAGAGAGCGCCGTAAATCTTCTGCACGGTTTTGGCTCCAGTAACGATGCTGGTGAGGAATGTTCCGATCTTCTGACCGGCTGCTTCGATATCGCTGAGAATACTCAAGGGGGTCTCCTTACATGGTTGTGGGGGTTGTGGTTTCGATGGTGACGCTGGAGGTAACGGATGGCTTGGCATCAGACTGGATAAAACCGAGGATAATCTTGGCTCCTCCACTGATTGCGGCGATGATGACTCCTGTATGGGAGGGTATGACTTCAGGCGGAAGCGTGACACAATAGAGTCCAATAACGCTGACAAAGCTTAGCACCCCCTGAAGACTGGTTTTCCAATTCGCGAAAATGTGATTGACGGCGTTCATAGCTTACCCCTTCCAGCGCACACCACGCACCGGTGATCGTACATGTAAGATCGACCCGTTCCCTGACATATGGTACAGGTGCGACGCCATAAAAAGGCTGCGATGATCTTCCTAATAAAAGCGATCATGTTGCGTACATTGTAAACCTAGAATCAAGAAGGTCTATCTCTTTCTTCTTGGGTTCCCTGAAATTGCCCTTTCACTCGGGTGAGTTCCAGTATTAAAGCCTTGGACTCGGCCAGTTCTGAAGTCATTACGGACAGGTGACCATCAACCTTCGTTTCCACGCTTCCGATTTTTGTGCGGTTGTTCAAGCCAACCATAAGCGCGGCTGTGGCAGCAATGGTGGCAGGGATCGCCCCAATGAGCGCAATTATGAGCGGTATCCAGACTGTCACGGCAACCATCCGTGAGTTTTCTGGTAGTGCTCTGCTTCTTCGTCGAGAGATTCGTCATCGCCTTCGGGGACTGGTTCAACCGGGACGGCGGCGGGGGTTGGTGGGTTCTGTACTGGACCGTGCGGATTTCCGGTAGGGTCGTTTACTGGTGTCGTTCCCATGGTGGTTCTCCTTTAATTGTGAGGTAGTGTGGTGAAAGCATGTTCAGATGGCATGAAATCGCGTGCCATCGATCTGGGATCTTCATCAAAAGCCGTCTTAGGCTTACTCATCTTCACGCCGCGATCCGCAAGCAGCATATCCATCTTGCTATCGATCCTGACACGAAAGTCATGCTCTTCAGCTTGATCCTTCTCATACCTAGCTTTAAATTCAGTGAATGCGTTCTGGCTCACGTAGATGGTAGGCAAGCCGGCCAATTGAGTCTCGATTGCTCGTTCCCTGTCCTGTAAGGCTGCGATCTCGGCTTGGCTGCTAGAGCTAGTAGCGTGATCGTCGTAATTGGATCGCATCTGAAACGACATAATGTTTGTGCCGATCGTAAGAGCCGCCCCCAGCATCACGCACGCCGTAGGGATAAGCCATTTCGTAAAGCTGGGTTCTGCTCTTCGATCTACCATTGTATCGTCCTCGATCTCTGCTACAGTCTCGTCCAATTGTCTGTCTCCAAGGTTGAAAATCGTAAAGCTAGTTTATCTGCCAGCAGACATGGCTCGTGTCAAGGGTCTGTGTTACTCCGCTGGTTGGGTTTATTGATGTAATAGTGAACGACGTCCCACTAACCCATGAAGTCGGCTCGAGCACCCCCACAGCCGTGCCACCATTGCCGCAATTTGTAAGCTTGTATACGCACGTCGCACTCGGTGAGCAGGCTGCTGTAGTGCTTATCGTGGGACTTACTCCAGCAGATAGAGTTGTGAATCCGAATGATTCCGCTCCAGGAACGAGAGAAACTAGCCCCGCTGCTGCTCCGGTGTTTCCAGTAGCCGTAGCCGGAATAACCTGATGGCCGTTAACGAGAAATCCTAAATCAGCCCGCCAAGCGCCATTAGTCCAATTGGTTCCAGTACTGAGATCTCGAAAGCAAGAAAGAGTTCCCTGCACGTTGGCGTTTGTATCGCATCCATAACCACGACGATTCACGACTGTACCGAGCATTCTACGCCCTGCATCGGTCACAAAAAAATCGAAGTATTGGCTTGTTGTGGTTCCCGCAATCGTATCTAAGCTCAGATTTAATCCATAGCCATTCACTAGTGCTCCACCGCCAGTAAGCTGGTTTGATGTAAAGAGGCTTCCGAGACGGCTTGTTAATTGAGATGAAGCGCTATTAGCTAAGATTGTCCATGATCCACTAATTATCCCATCTCCGTTATCCGTAGTGTTTACTGTAGTCTGTGTGATCTGAGGATTATAGCCAACCGAGCCGGTAACTCCCAGTGTTCTAGTGTTTATCGTCTGTGTTATCGGATTCACGATGCCATTGAAAGTGGCAGGCGCGGCAGTGCTCTCTATGGTCGATCCACTTCCGAATGGTCCACAATACGCCAGGTTGTGGACATCGCTTGGAAATGTATCTGCCGGTGAGTCCCAAATCTGGAAATTCGGGGATTGAAGCTGTAGTGTCGCTGAGGCTCCACTCCCACTCGTAAATCCGGCAAGTGATATTGTCGGCGTGGCTGATCCGGGAAGATACGAACCTGGTTGGTTGTTTGAGAAGTGTAGCGCACCACTGCTGTCTACGCTAACGCTGATTATTGCGATGGTATTAGGATTTACAGGGCTACCGCCACTGACTACGACATATCCTGGTCCCGCATATCCCGATCCGCTAGTTTGAGACAGGATGGTTGTTCCGCTACTTGCGTAATTAAGGATGCTATGATACTCAAGGTTATTACGAGATACGGGGTTTGAGTAACATATCGTATCCCTGATCGATGTACCATTTACCGCTGTCCCATTTACAGTGCCAGTGTTCGCCGCGAACTCAACCTGCGTTATAAAAGCATGATAAGGGAAGGAAATTGTGTAACCCACCGAGCCATGGTCTACCTGTATCGGCGTAGTAGTGAAGATACTCCCTTGCCTCTGCTCTCCTGCGTTGAAACCATCAATAGTATTGTTGTTATAGTTGCAGAGTCCGTACTGGCCGCCACCTTGCCAATGGATACCGCTGATTTTATTGTTGCCATGCATAAATCGATAAGTGCAAGCAGCTCCAGACGTGCCGAACAGCCCCCCTCCATGAGTGAAGTCTGAGACCCAATTGAAGTCTGTTCCGATAGCTACAGGATAGACTGAAGACGCCCACGCCATCATCGGCCCCACGCAACCGGATGCCCCTGTTGTCGTCTGCCATCCCGTCAACGTGATAGCGCCACCACCAGATAAAGTCGGGGTTACGCTCCCCTCTGGATAAAGCGTGCTGGCAGTCGGCATTGTTGTACAGGGAACTGGAGAAGTTCCGCCCTGCGTGCCTTGTAACACAACTTGCGTGTTAGCAGGATAGCCTGACCCGGAAGATATTGCAGGCGTTGCGCCAGCGCCTGAGCCAGAGCCAAAGGACGTGAAACTGATCGAAGTCGGGGCCGTGCTATAGGTTCCAGCGCTAGTTATTGCGATAGCTACGCCACCGAATCCGTTAGCTGTAGCAGAGCAAGTGGCCTGTGCCGTGAACGTCCCACCATTGACCGTACACGGCTCAGTGCCAGTTGTAGGATAGCCGCTTCCCAGGGAAGATGATGCAATTTGTACGCCGAATCCAACAGTTGGAACACCGCCCGAGATTGATACTGTAAGGAACGCTCCACCGACTACCTCATCTTGCGTATTATCCGTGAAACCAACGATAGTTGGGCTGCTAATCCATGTATCCGTATTGCTGCTGTCGACGCCAAGCCGAGCATTCCCAACGGTTCCTTGCTCGTATTGCACATCCGCAATATACCCGTTAATCGCAAAGCCTTTCAGATCGATTGCATAGGGCGCAATCTGATTCGCGTTCACGTCAATTCCTACAAGACTGTAGACCTTGGGAGCATAGTTTGGGCCGCCTACGGATGCACCCGCTTGAATTGGTGACTCGATAAGTCCGGTCGGGAATGAAGTCGGGATAGTGTAACCGGGGATAACAGATGTCGACGTGGTATAGGCAGGCCATGATCCTGCGGCGACAATGTGCGTAGAGGACTTCCCCATTCCTGCGGGATTAACCGTAATGCGATTAGGGGCCGCTATTCCATTGAACATCGGAGCCGGGTCGGAGATAAAAAATGCTCCACTGGTCGCTGTGTACGTGCCTGAACCGAACAGGAGAGTGTAGTTAGTGCCTCCATTTTTACCAGTTCCTATCGTGGCGCGTTCCCCATTTCCAATGAGAACATAGTCCGCGCACATCCATCCAGCCGGTGTGTAAGTCACTCCGTCGCTGCGTACTAGCAGCCAATCATAGGCGTGCGCTCCCGCGTTGGCGCTATCACCTGTTCCCGGTAGTATGTTGTTCGTTGTTTCGGTGGATACGTAGGTTTTTCCGCTGTAGCTTACCACGTTGCATGATGGATATGTGGTAGCGCTGCTCCACGCTCCCGCATTCACACCGGCTGACCAACCATCCGCAAGAATGATATTTCCCACATTTGGAGCCAAAATATTAGCCGCTGTAATCCCCCCAAAAAACGTATCTGTTCCCGTATAGGTACTATTCAACTGTCCGGTAAGCGTGCATCCATTTAAGCAAAAGCTAACCTGATTGCCGGGGAAACAGTCCACGCAAATAGGAACAGGGGAAGGGTAAGTGTTGGGAGGTATACCTCCGCTTGCGACGATGTCATATGCCTGTGTGGTAGATGCCCAAAAAACCCACCCGCCAGGATTGGATGAACTTGAATCGTTGGAGGTAAAAGGATTAGATAGAGGAGTATTGGAACCATCCGAGTATATCGTGGCCTTTGTTTGCGTCCCGGTAAGTAAAACCGTTATGGTGGCGTGCGGTATGATTCCCTGAAGGTAGTTGGTGGAATTCAACCCCTGAGTCTTCGCCTGCGTTCCCCCAAGCGTTGAATACCCGCTTATGGCGGCAGTCTGGGCGCAGAGCGGTAAAGATATAAATAATCCGAGTATCAGTGCGATCTTTCTCATATCACCCTCAGTGAATCACGTAAGCAGCCGAACCAAGTATCGGCGTGGCTGAGTAAATTGCAACTGTCACGTTGGCGTAGGTCACCTGCCGCTGTATAGTCGCTGCCGTGTTGTACATGTCAAGCTGGTCCTGAGACCCCATAAACGAGGGCCAAGTCACAAGCTCATTAGATACCGCCCCGAGCGGGAATCCTGAAACAAATTGTGTGTGGCTCAGATCGTTTCTAATTCCATTGGTTTCCAGCCAATCGATATACATGCAACCGTACCCACCACAGCCCGTATCTCCATTGGTCCAGTGGGCTTGTGTGGCAAATTCAACCTTTGTTCCGTCTGTCCATGGACATCCAGTATTGATCGACGTGCAAAACCAGTGATCTTGATTGCTGGCGTTTCCTCCACCGATGGCCCAGTGTCCAGGGCAACCCGTATCAGGAGCCTGTTCGCACTGAAGGCCAACGTTATGCTTCATGGATTGACCAGCTATCTTCCATGTGGAATTGATGGCTTGCGAGTCTGCTTCCTGATTCTGTGTAGCTGCACTATTTATGGGTTGCGCAATCTTACGCTGCACGATCATAAGCTGTTGTCCAGCCGTTCCGTCATTCGTCGATCCCGAGAACGGAGCTAGAATCTGCACAAATGCGGGAGCGGTAATGCTCTGGGAAAGAACGCTTCCCCACGTATACGTCCAAGTGGTCGGGACCGAGCTACCGACACCGCCGCCAGATGTCGCGGTCGGGGTTCCATGGTTGCATACGTTGACTCCTCCCACCGTGCATGTCGCTATGACGACTTTCCATCCAGCCGAGGATGCTTGCAGGTTTTGATGTGTAACAGCCCCGGTAACTACTTGGCAATTGATGGTCTGCGAAGATGACACGGTGATTGTACCCGCCGCTCCACCGGATGCCGGAGCCGTGCCTATGAATGTAGCAGCGGCGTTAGCCAGAGTCCCATCGTTCGTACAAAACACGCTTCCGCTTCCGGTTGTGGTCGATACGGTTACCGTCTGCGATCCGGTATAGGTTCCCGCTACTGGAGAGAAAGTGATCGCTCCTGTGGGAGGTGGGGGAGCTACGGTGGTATATGCCTGATTGTCTGACGCTCCCACCTGTGCCCTCGCAACTCCACAAATAGCCAGCAATGCAATGGCAATCCTCATTGCGCCATGCACCTCATAGCTGTGCTTCCCGAGGTGATAGATGCGCCAGTCTGGTTATAAATGCGATAAGATACGGTACCGTTCGAAGATACCCATGGACTGATCTTCAAACCTCCAACCTGACCCCAACCGGTAGTGATGACTGGGTCACCAGAGAAACCACATAAAACCACCATCGCCGTGGTTACACCGGGCATTGAGAACGTGTTCGCCGACGCTGGATATTGTGGAAAGGAACTATTTGCTGCAATCGTGATTGACGAAATGGTTACATCTACATCAGCAACACCGCTAACCGTGTACACCGGAATATTAAGAACACCAGCCGCAAGCGTAGCAGCGCCACTGCTTCCCGAAGTCGTCAAAGAACTGACCACGCCACCACCACCACCACAGCCAGCTCCTGAGTCCTGAGCGCTACCATCTGCCGCAACCTTGACGCAATCTCCGGGGGTGAATGTACCCGTAGCTGACATAACCTTGGTCGCCGTACTCCCCTGCACTGCGGTCATGCTCTGTGATCCATTCAAAATGAACGATCCGAACACTGGAGGCTTATTGAAAGTCACGGCTCCGGATGTAAATGTCAGTGATGGAGCACCGTCATTCATCCAAAAACCGCTACCTGAGTAGCAGTTGTTTACATCTCCAAAGTAATAATTATTGCTCACGTCAACGTACGCAAGATTACAGGCGGAACCGTTGGCGCTTTCGGCGACAATCGGTGCATTGTTGCTTAACTGTATGCCTTGATTGAATGTCCACAGGTAGTTAGAAGTAACCGCGCTTCCAGGTATCAGAGTACCGATGGTAGCTGTCGGGATCGTCAGAGGACCATTGAATACCTGCGAAGAGGTGGTGGTGAGAATAGCGCAACCCGAGCACGCGCCACCAGCGGGAGGGGGAACGAGTACGGTAGTTGTAAGCGGAGAAGTATAGCTATTCGGAGGTATTCCCCCACTCCGCGTCACATCGTACAGGATTCCACCTGTCACATAGGCGATAAATTGTCCGGTATTGGATGCGGTGAATGGATTGGACTTTGGGGTGTTATTTAGATCGGCGTAAATTGTTGCTGCGGCTGGAGTGATGCTGGCCGTAACGTTTGCAGTTCCAGAACATACCGCTGTTCCGTTGGAAAGTGTCGCTGTGGTCGGAGCGGTTGTGTAGGTTCCAGTTGGAGAAGGAATAGATGCTGATGTTCCTACCGCTATCGTGTTGTTGGCGGTGAGGGTAAATATTCCGGTTCCGTTGGTCTGACCACCGTTGAAAGTGGCCACGCATGATTGTCCCGAAGTACCGGATATCGACCCACCGCTTTGATATGTGGCGCTCTGTACTGCGCTCAATCCATGAAGATAGATGGCAACCCGGCACGATGGAATGACGCCTTGGCTGTAGTTTATGGACTTGCTTCCAAGTACCTGAGTCTGCGCGGCTCCCTGCTCACAAAACCCGCTTATAGGTCCAGTCTGCGAGGAAACTGTCACGGCTGGCAGTAATGCCAGGATAATCCACTTGAGCATCTATGCCTCATTTTCCGAGGCCGTTCATCGCGGGTGATAAAAGTACTACAGAGAATCTGAGTTAAGAATACATCATCGAGTGGTTTGTTTCTACTCCATTCCCTATTTTGTACTATACTTCGGATTATGGAAAACACCGTCATCACCTCCGATCCGCCCGCGACTGCACCAAAGCCCAAAAAGAGCAAAATGAGCGCTGCTGGCCGAAAGGCTGTTTCCGAAGCCGCCAAGGCGCGATGGGCAGCACGAAAGGCTCTCCCCAATGATGTCGATAGGATTGACTACTATCGAAAGAATCCTGATGGCACATACACAAAGCTCAAGGGCCACATCGACAATGGGGAAGGCATGACCGCTGCACCTCCAGTTCTGAACGTGCCACCCGCTCCGCTTCCACCCTCTCCCGCCGTACTTCAGCTTCAGGCTCAGGTGGTAGACATGGTTTCTCAGCGCGGAGAAGCCCGTTCTCGCCTCACTGAAGCCCATACCGCATACCTGCTTGCTCAGAGCAAGTTTCAGGCCGCTGAGGGTGAGTTGAAGGGCATCGAACAAGAGGTGCAATATCGCATCGGGCTGATTGCGCAACTGGAGAATCGTCCGGCTGCAATGGCAAATCCTCTTTACGCTACTCCTGCTCCTCTGATGCAGATACCTCAGTCTCTTGGCTCCATCAGTTCCGAACCGGCACAGGCTCCACAGCCGCAGAACCGGACAAATGAACAATTTGCTGTTGGATTCGCCGACGAGTTACGGCGCGGTATCGGCGGCATGATGTAACCGGACGAAGCCGGATGCTTCTGATGGCTCTTCTCCCTTTGGGCAACAGGCACGAAAGGCGCAAGGCCGCACACGATCAAAACACATCGAAGAGGACTCTTCCGGTGGCTCCTTTGCTTCCATGATCCGCTCCAGTTTTTTTAGTGCGATATTGCACCAATCACGACCAGAAACCGGAACGCTGTGAATCTGGACCACATCGGGCAACACGCCATCATCGGCAAGTGCATCTAACCATTCTTCGCGTGTGGCCTTGTCTCGCTCTCGCCATACGCGCTCCCACGTCGATCCGAAGTCTTCACCGTCTCTCTTTTTGAAGCGCAGCGTCTTCGATACGGGATGCCGGTAGGCTCTCGATAAAGGCCCATGTCTGCGCCCGTCGCGCTCCTGCCCGAGGACAATCACAACCAAATCTATCGGAACGCCATAAATCGAACCTTCCAGCGTTCTCCAGTCGTGCTCCTCCTCAACCATCCTGTAAGCATCCCATCGGGAGCACAGAACAACCCTGCGTAGATGGCTCTCGGATGGACTCAGGAACGCGCCGGGGTGCCAGGGAGTGCCGTTGGGTAGGGGAATAGGTTCTGGACGCTTCCAGGGTCCACCCGGGCGCAGGATGTAGGTGATAAACGAAGCTAGAGAGGACAGATGCTCAGCCTCAGCCAAAACATCTGTCTGGTTTGAGTCGAGTCCGCGCGTTGTCGCCAGATCATAAAGCGCTTGTTCGGCCACCTCCCAAGGGACATCGCTCTCGGCAGTCAACCCAGTTTCAATGGCTTCATAGAGCGCTTCAGTAGGACGGATAGCAGGATAGCGCCACCGCCGCAAGAGGTATGGAAGGCGGGCGCAGCGGTCTGAGCTATCCAGGAGTAGTGGTGTGTTATCCATTATTGATTTTTGATGTTCGTTGCCCCTATATTCCATCGGGTTACAGATTCAACAGACGTTTCCGCTATTGGACCTTTGGCCCCACAGTTGGAGCAAGCGACGACATACGTAGAAATATTGAATGGTTCGGTGTGGACTGAAACACTACCAGCGCCGCAGAAAGGGCATGGACTAAATACAGGGCTACTAAGATCAGGCAGTGGACCTTCTCTTATATAATCATCGAATCCATTGGAGCATTTACCTCTGTCTATGCCATTCCAGATAGGACAAGATCGCTCTTGTCCATGGCATGACATACGTCCGCGCTGGAAACACTCAACAAGCCTAGCATTTGCATCATCAACCCCAGATTGGCAATCCGAATGAAGTCCGCTGCCAATTTCATACGTCAGATCAGATATTTCTTTTGGAATTCGTTTCAAAGGAAGTAACCCATGAATAGCGCCCTCTACAAATTCGATTATGCATTTACCCTCATCCGGTGAAAGAGTGATTGCTCCAATAGCGTTAATCGCACGTTGATAGACTCCTTCTTGTTCTGCCATTTATTTTCTCCTCTCAATGAGCATACATCACTGAGTATTAGCGCCGTTACGTTGTTCATCTGCCATCCGTTGAAGCTGCTGAGTTTTGGGGCCGGTAGGACGAGCGCGGATAGCTGCAAGAAAATTAGCTACAGGAACGCTCATCATTTCAGGCGGAGGAGTAAACATCTGATGCAGACCATATGCCGAACGTACTGCATTATTTGCTGCGGCTTCAGGATCGGATGCCTTGAACCATGCGGGGATATTAGGAAAATATGCTCTGATAGACCCCTTCTCCGACATGGTTGCTCCTGGTTTGGAGCGTTCCCATCGCGTCATACCTCGCTCCCTCATCGAAGATGTATGAAGTTTAGAGGCATTTACCTTTGTATCGCTCTCGATGTTCATCAAGTTCCCGACGCGCTGTTTGAGATTGCGGAAATATCCTTGCGGTTTTCCAGTAAGATGATCCATTTCAGGGTACACATTATCACGTACCCAGTCTGCAACTGTCTTATCTACAGCAATATCAGCGTTTCTTGATTCGGCTGAGTATTGGGCGGTGTCGTTCATCTTTTCATATGAGAACAATCTTCCATTAGCCTGCATCCTTTTCAGGTCAAGTTCCCCAAGAGGAATAGGCTTCTCGAATTCAGATGCTACTGCATCAATATGTGAACGCGCAGCGCGGTCCGCAGTCGTGGTCTTTGGCATTCTATCTTTTAACTTACGAATTGCCTCCGACAATGGGAATTTTCCATTAGCGTCTGGAAGATTACCCCTAACAACTGCATATTTCCCCAACGTATTGGCATATTCTGTGTTGAGGTTTTTTTCTGCCGAAGATACGTTGTCAAGAAATCCTCCAAGCGTATTTGGCTTACCAGAAACCTTGGCAGCAGAGCGCAAATCTCCTACCGTTTCCTCTATCATCGAAGCATCGCTCACGCCTGTAGCTCTTGTTAGTTTCGATGCCATCCCAGCAGGCGTTAAAAGCTGAGACACCGCATGGGTCAATAGTGCAGGGCCTGCAAGTTCTCCAGCCACATAGTTTGGATTGGCTTTGTATTCATCATGAAGATTCTTTATCCCCTGCCAATCCTTTTTAAGTTGGGTAACTGGATTCCAGATAACTGGATTTTCCTTTGTTCCTGGAGGAGGGCTGGCAATAAGATCAGCAATTCCTCGACCTGCTCCTTTACCAAACTCTGCCCAAGTCTTAAGATAACCGCGCAGCGTATTTGGGTCATTTCCTGTCATATCCGATGGAGCAAGCAGTCTGTCTAATGGGCTAGAGGGCAGAGCCATTCCAGGAGAGAGTTGGCGAGCATGTTCGCTCTCTTCTGTGGTGATTGGAGAATAGCTAGAATTAGGATCAAATTGAGCGTTTTGATATGACTGATTCGGATTGAATTTTGGTTTTGGCATTACATGGGCTCCGCTGCTGTTACTCTTCCATTTTTGTCAATGGCGGTAATTTTGAATTTGTGTCCTCCTTGGACAATTGGATCACCGATCTTGAATTTTTGTTGTCCTTTTCCTCCACCTCTTTTTTGCTTGGCTATATCTGATTCTCTCTTATCAAGCCATGCGATAGCTCGGGAATTGTCAGGCATTGCGTTCAGTCCGACACGTACCTGTCGTCCAATAGTCTGCATTTTTGTGAGATAACTTTCCGCATCTGGAGTTCCAGAAAGTCCAATTAGCGGCAGTTCATTCTGAATTGACTTCACGCTGAATCGTGCAGGCGATTGACCCGTAGCGGAACGAGAGCCGATAATGTCAGCCATCGACGCGATTGCGGTATCAAAGTATTCACGTTCCTGCTTCGTCATCTGCGTTCCCGTAGCCTGTTGGGCACCCGCTTCCGCCGATGCACGAAAATTAGCCCATCCGGCCGCAGTTCCAAGAGTTTGAATGATACCAGGGTCAGAAATCTCTCCCATACTCTGATCGAGCAACTTGAACGCTTCGCCGAGCACTTGCTGTGCGTGTTGATCGTTTGCCAAAGGAGCGAATTGGACCATCGAAGGAGCTTGCGGGTTCTGCGGATCTCCGTAGAGTCCAAGGAGGGCAGATACCGCAGGCTGAGATTTCCGAGCCGCTGCTGCGTTCTGCGGAGTCATGTTCTGAATGTCGGGAAGGATACTTTTTCCACGGCTGAGGTCTGCTTGCCCCTGTAGTTTTTGCGTAACTTTTCCTTGTGGTCGAGTGTGAAGTGTAGGTTCACTCTGAGGGGTGGACCCGTGTGGGGTCGTCGCCGGAATGCCGCTGTTCTGCGGTATGACTGTACTTGTTCCTGTGACGACCTGCCCCCCACCGGGAGAGGTTTGCGTGCGCGTGGTTGAGCTTGGAACACGTACGGGGCCGAGCGACGGCGCTTCAGGATTGGGACCGCCCACGGAAGGTTCAAGCATACGCTGATTACCGGCTGTCTCGTAGCGCCCCTTGTCTGTTCCAATACTCCAATACGATTTTCCGCCCCCAAGATAAACCGGAATCAGGATGGAACCCTCGGGAATCTTGGACACGTCGATAGGATTCCCATCTTCTCCGTTGAATTGGATGCCCTGATCGATCATCGACGAAGCAGTTTTGATGTTCACCGCGCCGGGATAGTACGGAACTGGCCGAGCCGAACCACCCTTCTCAGCTACCCCCTTGTTCTTAAGTTCCTGCAAGCGATACGCTTCCGCTGCTTTCTGACCTTCTGGAGTCATCGCGTAAGGCAATGCAGCCGCCGCATAGGACCCAGCCATCTGTTCCGTTTGCCCCGCATACTTCTTGGCATTGTCAGCCCGTACCTGCGCAACGTGATTCTTGAGGTGATTGGTGATATGAAGGCTATCGAGAATGTTCCCCGCGCCAGCTTCGACGGGGTTCACCCCTTGCGGTTTCTGTCCGTAGAGGCCGCGCATCTGGCCTACGGTATGCGTCATACGGTCTAGGGTTTGCTTGTACTCGTTTTCCTTGCCCGCCAAGGGCTTGGACGGATCATCAGGGTTGGCATACAAGGCAAGACGCGTCTGATCTGCCCTGAGGGCTTCCTGTAGTGGCGTGATGGCTATCTGAAGACGATTGTTGCGGTCTTCCGTATTGCGTGCCTCAAGATCATGCGCTACACCGGTATTACCCGCGGCCTCATTGAGTCCTGCCAGACCACCACGTACCGCGCTAAGGAATCCGCCCATTAACTCATCCCCGCAAATATGTTGCTACCCTTATCTAGGAATCCCCCAGCATTACCAGGTAAAGCGCCCATTACTCCCCCGGCGACCGCAGCGGAACTTTTGAAAATGTCATCCCACTGCGATGCTCCCTGATTCTGCTCTGTCAAGTTCTGATTGAACACTGCCTGATTTCCGCTCATACTGCTATTGAGCAGACTCGTTCCGCCCGACATACCTTGCCCAATAGCCCCTGAAGTGAGTGACGAAATCATGTCGTTTACGCTCGAACGAGCACTGTCCATCGTGTTCTGGTTTGAGGCGTTCGTACCTCCAGAGCGAGAACCAAACTCCGCATTGGTCTGTGTCTTTTCGTTGGCCTGCTTGGAAATCTGGCTAATCTGAGGGGCGAGAAGTTTGGCTATATCAGCCTGATTTCCGCTCAGCAGTCCGTTGATGAGAGCAGACGAATTGGATATCAGCCCTTCGCCCACAGAGCCAGCAAACCCAGATTCTCCATTCAGGGCGTTTGTCGCACCTATTTCTCCCGAACTTGGACCCATATCTACGCCAAATATTTTCCTAGCCCTCCCCTCTTTGAAGCACTGCCTTCAGTTTACCGCTCATTACGGGAATACCACTACCTGAAAAGTGATATTACTCCAAGTTGCCCCGATATTGGGAAGCGTGACTTGAACCTCAACCGTATTAGTTGACACCACATCGCAGGCCCACGATACAGGACTGGTAGAGCAAAGCTGCACAAGGGCCGGAGCGCTTGCGATTGCAGCCATAGTTGCACCAGCGCCTGTCACGGTACCTGTTCCGCGAAATGTTCCGCTAGTTCCGCTGGCCGCTACGGTAACTGTCCCCTTTATGTAGCTCGATCCTCCACCACTGGCATTGACCGTTACGACGCCAGTTCCTCCCACCGGAGAAATTGTGACGTTGGTTCCAGCTACGATCTGCGTTACTCCCGCTGGACCAGTAGAGCTAATCGAAAGCTCTGCCCACCAGTTCGTTCCGTCGAATGCCACCAGAGCACTTCCGCCGCTTGCAATGGGCATCGTGGCTGCGCCGGGGTTACCTGCATAACTGATAGTTCCCGTCGCCGGGGTAAGCGTTGCCGTTCCTGCCCCGATATTGTTGATGAAGCATGACCACGGAGGACTTTGGGAACTTAGAGTCACTGCGATAGGAGAAGCATCAGAGAGAACAATCAGTGACCCATCGTCACCCGCAACCGTGGCGTATGTAGTTACCCCAGATTGATTATTTACCGGAATGCCAAGGTTTACAGGAACAGGAGGAGTGCTGCTACCTCCTAATCCTCCCTCGACAACCGTTTTCGTGGACCCGGCCTTGAAGGAGTTGATATCGGACTTCAGTAGCCCGAAAGCAGTAGCATGGTTGCCGAGTTTTTGGAACGCAAGAGTGAAAAGACGGTGAACTTCATCGGGCTTGGGTTCTGCCGATACTTTCGGCATCCATCCGGTGATTGGCGGTGTACTCATGAGGTTGCCGCCGTGGTTCCCCACCCTTCCTGGAATGGCTTGATCGGTGCTGATTTAACTCCCCAAGAGGAGTACACGACAATCGTATCCGCCGCGTAGATCGTGAACGGTTGAGACGAATTCGCCGTCCATCCCACGATCTTGAACTTGTTAGGCGGGAAGGTAAGGAACTGCTTTACCTGTGCTCCGCTAGTGCTCGGAAACGTAAGCGTTATCGGGCTTCCGTTGTCGGGTGTCATGACCAGCGTAACCGCTGCCGTGGACTGGTAGGAAAGGTTGATCCACTCGACGTGCCCCCATCCTGGACCATAGCTCAATAGTCCCGTCTTCCACCCAATCACCGAAGCTGGCATGAATGTCCAGTCTGGTTGCCATTCATTGAGAGTGTTTGCGCTGATGATCGGCCACGAGAATTCGCACGCTAAATCCTTCACATCTGCATTGGTTGCGGAGGTGAAGTCTATCAGGTAATCTCCCTCGGAAGAGATAGGTCCGACTGTCGTGGGATTGAATCCCGTGATCGCGGTCTGGATTCTATTGGCCCAGAATGCTACGGTGATGACGCTGGATGCGATGGCACGGAAGAACACTCCTCCAATGCGCTTTACCATCCTCGTGTTTCCCTTACCTTCAGAGCGCGTAATGATGATCGCGGTTTGATTCTCTGTTCCTGCCGTATCGAATGCCCTAATGGTCCCATCTACGCATCCCACAAGAATCTGATTGATTCCCACCGGGAGCGCATGGCAGTTCACAACAGGAGTGTACGCGTCTATCACCCAACCCTTTGCCTCCATGTCAAAAACAAGCGTGCGGGGAGTGCTGGTGGCGTCCTGAAAATTATAGAAGATATATCCGGGAACACAGGTTATCGTCTGCGCATTCGGTATGGAGTCATTCGGCGGATAAATCGTCTGATTGCCGATGACCACGGGAGATGGTCCCTCCGGCTCTCCATGCGGAAACAGATTATAGATGTTCGCAGAAATATCCTGTTCCGGTCCTCCTGCTTGAGATATGAAAATGC